CGTCGCCCCACGGGTACAAAACCGGAACTGCGGGGGTTGATCGCCCCGAAAGACGGGACAAAGCCGTGGGATATATTTAGCCTCTCTAGCTCAAAGGTAGAGCACCCGTGTTGTAAGCGGAAGGTTGCCGGTTCGAGTCCGGGCGAGTGGCGCCAATATAGGAATCTCCGCACGGCGGAAACAACATGGCAGCAAGAACAGTAAAGATCAGGCATGACGCGGAAACCCGCGCCAAAATCCAGACCAGTCAGTTACTTAATCGCTTGAACGATCATGTGTTTGGCAAGGACGGCAAATCCGTTGACATAAGCGCAACGCAGATGAAGGCAATTGAGATCCTCTTAAAGAAGACGTTGCCTGACTTAAGCGCGGTTGAAATGTCCGGGGATGCGGATTCGCCAATGAAAATGGTGATCGAGTGGCAGAACAAAGGGTAATTATCCCTTATTCTCCGCGCGATCAATTCAGGCCCTACCACAACCGAACGAGCCGCTTTGCCAAGATCGTTGCGCATCGCCGGTTTGGTAAGACGGTCGGCTGCATCAACGACAAGATCAAGGCGGCGCTAAAGAACGAGCGGGTTGATCCGCCGCCGCGTTATGCCTACGTTGCCCCGACATATACACAGGCCAAAGACATTGCTTGGGGCTATCTGAAACACTATTCGGCACCGATTCCGGGTATTGAGAAGTCAGAATCCGAACTTTGGGTGAGATACCCGAACGGGGCGCAAATCAGGCTCTATGGTGCCGACAATTACGACCGCATGCGCGGCCTGTACTTTGACGGCGTGACGATTGACGAACCGGCGCAGATTGATCCAAGGGCGTGGCCTGAGGTGATTCGCCCGACTCTGGCGGACTATCGAGGTTGGGCGACATTTATTGGCACGCCGAAGGGGCGGGATTGGTTTTATAAGATCGACCAGCTTCCGAACGGTGAGCTAGACCCGGATTTTTTCAGGCTGACGCTCAAGGCTAGCGAGACTGGGATTATCTTGCCGGAAGAACTTGAGAGTGTCCGGCGCGGGTTGACTGAGGAACAGTACGCGCAGGAATTTGAGTGCTCGTTCGAGGCGGCTGTTATCGGGGCGTATTATGGCCGCCTGATGGCTAAGGCGGAAGAGGAAGGGCGCATCACTGGCGTGCCATATGAGCCTGTCTCCCCGGTTTGGACGGCATGGGATTTGGGAATTTCGGATTCAACCGCGATCTGGTTTGCTCAGGTTGTTGGCCGCGAAATCAGGATTATCGACTATTACGAATCGAGCGGTGCTGATCTCGGACACTACGTCCGTGAAATCAACAATAAGCCTTACACCTATGCCGGACACATTGTCCCGCATGACGCGCAGGCCAGAGAATTGGGAACCGGCAAGACGCGCCTTGAGGTTCTTGAAGGGCTAGGACTGAAGAACATTACGGTTGCCGCAATGCATCGTGTCGAGGATGGCATCAACGCGGTTCGCGTGATGCTCCCCAAATGCTGGTTTGATGCAGCGAAGTGTTCACGCGGTATTGATGCGCTGAAGCTCTATCGTGCTGAATACGACGACAAGCTTCAAACGCTGAAACCACGGCCCGTCCATGACTGGACAAGCCACGCGGCTGACTCCGCGCGCTATCTTGCCATGACGCTCGATGGTGTTGCAAACCAGACCAAGATTGACATGAACAGAAGTTTTGCGCCGCGCGGTCGTGGCTCATGGATGGGTGGATAATTGGCTGAATCTGACACGCCTCGCAGCAAAGATAAAACAGATAGCGATGACGTGTTGAAGGACATGCGCGCGCGCTGGGATCGTTCCTACGACCGCGAAAAACACAACATCACGGCGGCGTATGAGGACTTGACATTCCTGTGCGGCGACGATTACGCGCAATGGCCCGCAGAGGAGCGGAAGCGCCGCGAGAATGATGGCCGCCCGGTTTTGCAAGAAAACAGGTTGCCGACCTTTGTCCATCAGGTGACTGGCGATATACGCCAGCTCAAGCCCGCGATCAAATTTGTCCCGGTCGATAACGAGGCCGACGAAAAGCGGGCTGAGATTATCGGGAGCCTGACTCGATATATCGAAAACCGATCTGAGGCCGGCGCGATTTATTTCAGGGCCGCGGACAGCCAAGTCGCATGCGGCATCGGACACTGGCGCGTTCTGACCGAGTATGCCGACGACACGACCTTTAATCAGGAAATCAGAATTGCTCCGATTGAGGATGGTGTCGCCGTCTTATGGGACGCTGATTCGGTCCTGCCGTCGCGCGAAGATGCGATGTATTGCTTTGTCCCGGTCGATATGACGCGGGCGAGTTTTGAGGCCAAATACCCCGGCAAAACGCCAAATGAAATCGGTGATATTGGTTGGAATAATGCCAGCGAATGGGTGGCCGATGATTTTGTGCGCGTTGCGGAATATTGGACAAAGGTTCCGACAAAGCGAAAATTAGCACTACACCCCGATGGCCAAATCTCTGAAATCACAGATGCGGACCAGTCGGAAATCGCGATGCATCTTGCACACGGTGCGAGAGTTGAAACGCGCGATAGCCATAAGGTTGTCAGGTATCTTGTAACGGCGACGGATATACTCGAAGGCCCCTCTGACTGGGCCGGACGGCATATTCCGATTGTCCCGCTGGTCGGCGAGGAATACCGGATCGGTCGCAAGCTGATCCGAAACGGTATCGTGCGGAATGCCAAAGACCCGCAACGGATGCTGAACTATTATTACTCGGCGCATACCGAGACGGTGGCTTTGCAACCCAAAGCGCCGTTTATGGTGACGGAAGTCAACGTCGCCAAGTATCAAGACCTTTGGGAAGATGCCAACCGGCGCAATCTGCCGTATCTGGTCTATGAGCCGGATTCAAAGAATGGCGGTTCGATGCCGTCGCGTATTCAGCCGCCTGTATCCTCTCAAGGCGTGTTGGAGGGCTTGCAGCTTGCCGGTGATGGCTTGAAGGCTGTCACGGGGATTTATGATGCGTCTCTTGGCGCTCGCAGCAATGAAACAAGCGGCAAAGCCATTATGGCCCGCCAGCGCGAGGGCGATGTCGGGACGTTCCTATATATTGATAATTTTGCCCGCGCGGTCCGCCGCACCGGCCAGATCATCGTTGATCTGATTCCTCATGTTTACGATACCGAGCGCACGATTCGGATCATGGGTGAAGATGGCCGCATTGACGTAATCGAGATTAACAAGGCAGAGGGCCTTGGTGATAGCGGCCAGTATGTCAACGACATTACGGTTGGTTCTTATGATGTTGTTGCCCAAATGGGTCCGAGCTATACGACTAAGCGCGAGGAAGCCAAAGAGGGCATGATTGCCTTTGTGCAGGCTGTCCCAAAAGCGGGCGAGCTGATCCTTGATCTTCTGGCAAAGGCGCAAGACTGGCCGATGGCGGACGATATTGCCAAACGGTTGCGCGCCACTTTGCCGCCACAGATGCTTAAATCCGAGGAATTGGAGAAGCAGGGCGCAACGCCTGAGCAGATTCAGCAGTTCATGGATCAGCAGCAACAGAATCAGCCGCCACCGCCTGAGCTGATGAAGTTGCAGGCTGAAATGCAGATCAGGCAGGCCCAGATGCAGTTCGAGCAGGAAAAGGCCGCGACTGATGCCCAGATCGAGGCCGCAAAATTGCAGGAAGATGCAAGGCAGGCCGACGCCAAGTTGCAGGCCGAGATTATGCTTGAGCGTGAAAAGATCGCGTCTGATGAACGCATTGCATTCGCAAAGATGAATATGGATGCTGAGGCAAGGGAGCGTGACTCGCACATGCGTGCGGCTTCTGCCGCCGCTCAGCACCTATCAGATTTCCGGCTCCAGCCGGAGAATACAGCTTCGTAGCAGGCTTACGCATTCGGCGTTTGCCGCACGTTGATGACACCGCCTTCGGGCGGTTTTTTGTTGGAAAGACCAAATGGACGGGCAAGACACCCAGACTATTGAGCAGGCCGTCACTGACGCGCCAGCCACAGCCGAAACGTCGCAGGCTTTGGAAACTGAGGTCAATCAGACCGAACAGACCGAAGCAAAAACAGAGACAGAACAGCAAGATTCGGAAGTTGATTCCGAAGGTGACGAGCAGCCGGACAAGCCGCGCAAGCTATCCCGATACGATCGCATGAAGCGGCGTATGTCGGCGATGGCTACTGAGCTTGATGGATACCGTTCCCAGTTCGCAAGCCGCGAGTCTGGTAATGATCCGCCCAGGGCCGCCGAACCCAAAGAGGACGACTATAACGGCGATTATACATCCTACCTTGCAGACCTTGCGGCCTTTCGTGCCGCCAAGCGAATCGAGGAACGCCTTGAAGCGCGTGATCAGGCGACGTTTGCTGAACGTCAGCACAAGGTAGCACGCGAGGCAATGGATGATTTCATCGAACGTGCTGAGGAAGCCAAAACCCGCATTCCTGACTTTGATGACAAAATCAAAGCTTTTCAGGATATGGGCGGTAAGTTTGCGCCTCACGTCATCGAGGAAGTCAGGGATAGCGATAAGGGGCCGCAACTGGCCTATTTTCTCGCAAGCAATCCCGCAATCGCTGCTGAATTGAATGCACTAAACCCTCGCGATGCGGCCCGTGAAATCGGGCGCATTGAAGCGAGTCTGTCTCTGCCGAAACCGAAGAAACAAACGCAGGCACCTGCACCGGTTCAGCCGCCTATGGGCGGTTCGGCTCCATTGAAAGATGTTTACGCGGCGGCGAAGTCTGATGACATGGCCGCTTACATCAAAATGCGTAACGCCGAGGAAGCTAAAAAAACCCGGTAGGGCTGTCTGCAAAACCTTTGAAAGGTTGAGCAGAAATGTCTAATACCACTTTGACGGCGGACATCATTGCCGCTGAGGCTATCCGAGTTCTCGACAATAACTGTGTGATGGGCAATCTTGTCTATCGCGGTTATGAGGAAGAGTTCAGCAAGAAAATCAACGGCTATACCGTTGGTGAAACGATCTCCGTGCGTCGTCCTACCGACTTCACGGTGCGTGATGGTGCCACCGCGTCTATTCAGGACGTTGTGGAAGGCAAGTTCTCTATTGCGGTTGACAAGCAGAAGGGCGTTGACTTCAAGTTTACATCGTCTGATTTGACGCTGCAAATCGGTCAGTTGTCCGAGCGTGTTATCAAGCCCGCGATGGTGCAGCTTGCTAACCAGATCGACCGCGACGTTGCGGCACTTTACAAAGATGTGTGGAATTGGGTCGGCACCGCTGGCCAGACCATTGATTCCTTCACTGACTTTGCGAAAGCACCGGAACGTCTCGATCTTGGCGCGGTCCCGCAGGATGATCGTTCGGCAGTTCTCTCGCCGACTGACCAATGGGGCATGCTTGGTTCTCAGACTTCCTTGTATATGCAGGATGTCGCCAAGGACGCCTATCGTCGCGGCAAACTCGGCATGATCGGCAGCATTGACACCTATTCCAGCCAGAACGTGCAGACGCACACCGGCGGAACGCGTGACAATACCACGCCGCTTGTGAAGGGCGCTTCGCAGACGACCGATTGGGCCACGTCGAAAGACACTGGCACCATGACGTTGAACACGGACGGCTGGGATGCTTCGGTGACGATCAAGCAGGGTGATGTGTTCACGATTGGTGGCGTGTATGCCGTTAACCCCGTGACCAAGGTCACTCTGCCGCATTTGCAACAGTTCGTTGTCAAAGCTGACGCGACCGCGAATGCGACCACGACCAGCACCACGACTCTGACAATCTCGCCTCCGATTATCACTTCGGGTGCGTTCCAGACCGTGAGTGCGGCTCCTGCCGATGACGCCATTGTTACCGTTGTCGGTTCGGCCTCCACCGGCTATGCGCAGAACATGGTGTTCCACAAGAATGCCTTCTCGCTGGTTATGGTGCCGATGGTCGCGCCTCCGGGCGCGGTTGATGTGGCGCGCAAGAGCTATAATGGCTATAGCGTCCGCGTCATTCCGTACTATGACGGCACCAACGATGCCAGCAACTGGCGTCTTGATGTGCTCTACGGTGTCAAAACCGTTGATGCGCGTCTTGCTACCCGTCTGTCCGGCACGGCGTAATTCATAAAAAATGAGAGGGGCGGGAAACTGCCCCTCTTCCTCTTTTTGAAAACTGGACCATCATGAGCTTTACGCCATCACGTCACGTCAAGGGCATTCTTATATGTGTGCCAGCCTTCGGGCAGGTGATGACGGCTCACACGGCGCAAAGCCTGTTCAATCTTTGCCAGTTCTTGACGGCTCACAAAATCGCTAATTCGATGTGCTGGCTTTCGGCGGCTGATATTGCAGAAGTTCGCAACATCGTTTTGACGAAATGGTATGATGGTCATAAAGAGTTCTCTCACCTGCTCTTTGTCGATGCTGACATGGAATTTCCCGTCGCGCTGGTTAAGGACATGCTAGAATTCGGAAAGCCGCTGATGGGATGCCTATATGCCAAACGGCAGATGCCAGCCGTTGCTGTCGGGCGCACGTTTGAGCATGACGAAAAGCTAGAACGTGGTTTCATGCGGGTTGCCGGGACAGGTGCGGGTGTGATGCTGATCGCAAGGCATGTCATCGACGTGATGTTGAAGCAGATGCCCGAAATCCTCGATAAAGACGTTAGCGGCCATCCATCAAAACAATCGTTGGATGAATCCGGCTCCACCGGGCTTATCCGAGCGTTCGATACGTTCTTTGATGATCGGGGCGTCAAGCTGTCAGAGGACTTGGCCTTTTGCGAACGCTGGCGGCGCTGCGGTGGTGAGGTCTGGGCCAACGTCAACCACCTGATCGGCCATATCGGGCCATTCAATTACGCAATTAGATATGCGGACTATCTCGAAAGCAAGGCTAAGGCCAGTTCTGAGGGTGTGACATGACGACATATTCCAGAACGGATTTGGCAACGCGGGTGTTGAAGGATTTGGGGCTTGTTGGCGCGGATGAAACGCCACCGCCCTCAGATTTGGAGTGGGCCGAAGAAACCTGCGATTCTGAAATTGCGATGCTGTCGATTCTCGGCCTGCCGATTTGGAATGGATCGGAAGTATCAATTCCTCAGGCCTATCTCACCGCGCTGTCTCGCCGTATTGGTTTGGCGGTTGCGCCAAGCTTTGGCCTGACTGATCCGGCGACCGCGATGCTTGCGATGCGGGAAGCCGAGCGCGTTCTCACCGTGATGGCGGCTCCAAGACTTGCAAATCCCCGCCCCATGCGGACCGATGACGCCGGTTCAATCGGGCATTCATTCAGGTATTCGACCGGACGATGACCGCGCTTCCTATCGCGTTCCAAACCAATACCAGCAAATATAACTATCTCGGCACAACGGCGCTTGTGAACGCCTATGCGGAACAGCAGGGCAATGATGCGAAGGGGCCGCTTGCGGTTCTGCCAGCTCACGGCTTAAGCGAATTGGTGGAGGTTTCAGACGCCGTATCGCGCGGCTTTATTTTTTGTGAGGATTTGGATTGTATCTATGCCGTTCATGGCATGAGTGCTTATAAAATCACGAGAAGCGCAGGGATTTACACTTCTACGCGCCTTGGAACACTTCCGGGAACTGACAGGGTTAAAATTAGCCGAAATCAGGCCGATCCTCCACAAATATCCATCCTGAGTACGTCCGGCGATTACTACATTGAAGCCGACATCATCAAGGTTGTAACAGACAGTGATTTGCCCACTCCTGTCGATCAGGATCAAGCGGGAGGATATACCGCATACGCAATCGAAGATGGCCGGTTTTTCCTGTCGGCGCTCAATGATTGTTCAACGATTGACGGACTTGACTATGCGACGGCTGAGCAGGCCAGCGACAAGCTTGTTGGGATCAAATATGATCGCGGCACGCTGTATCTGTTCGGAACCTCAACGATTGAGGCGTGGCGCAATACGGGTGCCGCTGATTTCCCGTTCGAGCCGATTACGACGCAAATTGTTCAAAAAGGCTTGATCGGTCGTGACGCGGTAGCGAGCTGTGACAACACCTTGATGTTTGTCGGTTCCGATAGCGCTGTCTACCGTCTCGGCGGTGGTGTGACGCGCATTTCTAATCACGGCATTGAGCGCCTGATCGAAGCGGACGCCAACAAGTCGTCAATCGTCGCGTTCTCCTATAATATCGAAGGTCATTCGTTCCTTGTTGTGACGGGGACGGACTGGACGCGGACATATGACGCCGCGACCAACACATGGCATTCGAGGGAATCTTACGGCCTCGATGTGTGGCGGGCCAAGTTTGCCGCGCGCGCTTGGGGCCAGACTGTTTTCGGAGACACGCTTACCGGCAAGCTTTTGAAGCTTGATCGCTCTGTCTACACAGAGGACGGCGACACTATGATCTGGGGCGTCGATAGCCCGACGCTCCACGCCTACCCAAATGGGGGCATTGTGGATGCCGTCCATTTTGACATGGCAACGGGCTATGGCGACGTTTCCAGCACCTCGCAGGGATATGACCCGGTGGCGATGCTGTCTGTCTCGAAGGACGGCGGCAATACATGGTCCGGTGCGCGAGAGATTGAATTGGGCCGGTCCGGTTCCCGTCAACGCGTCACCGCTCGAAGGCTAGGCCGGTTTGGCCCGCTTGGAATGCAATTCCGATTGCGGGTGAGCGATCCGGTCGCGCGCTCGTTGGTATTGTCTGACGTGCAGGTGAGGCCGTTGAAACGATGAAAAATTGGAACAGCTTTTCGAAAGCACAAGATATTGACGACCGGAGATACGATTATGTCAACGGTTATTTGCCAGACCCACAACGATATGATGGCCAGATTGCAATGCATGAGGCCCCGGCGGCGGGAGGACTCCATGCCGGTCTATCCGGGGTGAGCATTCAACAAAACTCACTTTCAAACCTGCTTGCTGATCAAGCTGGACTGTCCGACATAAAGTTAAGCGATGTTTCTCCGCTAGAGGCTTTGATGCGTTCGTGGGTGCGACCAGAGATTAATTCAATAGCCCGGAACCGTTGAAATGGTGAGTGAGGATAAATCATTCGTTAAGCGACTATTGACGGAAACGTGGCCTGCAAAGATGGCTCAAGACGCGCTTAGTGCTTTGATGCTTCCCGGCGATGTCTATCAAGGCAAAGTATCAATGTATGGCGATGATGGCCGCACAAACCCGGAAGTTATCAATCGGTCCGCCGATCTTGCTGGGCTTGTGACGTTGGGGGCTGGTGCGGTGCCAGCGGAAGCAAATTCGTTAAGGTCCGGGATTAAGGCTTATCACGGATCGCCGCATGATTTTGAACGCTTTGACTTGAGCAAGATCGGCACGGGCGAAGGCGCGCAGGCTTACGGACATGGTCTATATTTTGCGGACAATGAAGCGGTAGCGCGGTCATATAGGGATACGCTTTCTAAACAAAAGCGCTCCGACCCTGCCTATTGGGCAGACAAGACGTTGCCGCAGGATTTGACGCTGGCGCAAGGTGACGAACTTCGCAGACTTGGGCAAAAAATGCGCCTTAATGGGAATTTGCCAGCCGAAGAAATGGCTCAGTGGAAAGAGTTGCATGCCATTCGGCGCAATTACGAGGGCGCTATAGACGCGCAGGCACCGCAAGGTCGCATGTACGAAGTCAACATCAACGCCGACCCTGCTCGCTTCCTTGATTGGGATAAGCCGAAATTCCAGCAGTCGGAACAAGTTAAAGCGGCGCTCCAAGGCCTAGGGGTTGATACGTCTCCACAACAGGTATGGACTGTCGAGCCAACGAAAAACGGAAAGTTTACTGTCCGCAATGTGTGGGGCGAGGCGTCCGGCACATTCGCGGATCAAGCGCGGGCACAAGCTAAAGCAGATTTGGGAACCCAAAAGCATTACTCCGGCTCTGGTGGCCTAATTTATACAAACTTGGGTGGCAATGCGGCATATCCAATGCTTGATAAGGGTCTGGCGTCCCAAAAACTAAGAGAAGCCGGAATCCCCGGCATCAAGTACCTAGACCAAGGTTCTCGCGGTGCAGGCGAGGGAAGCCGGAACTATGTCGTGTTTGATGACAATATGATCGACATTCTGAAAAAATACGGCCTTGCGGGCGCATCGGCTTCACCGCTTGCTGCGTTGATGGCCAGCCAAAGCCAAGGTGAGTTACAGCAATGACGTGCAGGGGAGGCCGTTAAGACGATGAGTGAGGATAAATCCTTCCTTAAGCGATTACTGACGGAAACATGGCCTGCACGAATGGCACAAGATGCGCTCAAGGCGCTAATGCTTCCGGGGGATGTCTATCAAGGCAAGGTGTCGATGTACGGCGATGACGGGCGCACTAACCCGGAGATCATCAATCGGGCCGCCGATCTTGCTGGGCTTGTAACGTTAGGGGCTGGTGTAGTGCCAGCGGAAGCAAATTCGCTGCGATCTGGTGTTTCCAATAAGGTAGCTAAAAGCGAATACCCAATTGATGAAATCACAAAAAAAGCAATTGATGATTACAATCGGATGCTGCCATCCGAGAAAGATCAATACTCTAAATGGGCAGGCGAGGAATATGGGTATGACCGTCTTGGTAGAAAAGAAGCTGAGGATATGTTCGGGGATGAAATTCCTCATGATCTTTCAAAGATTTTTTCATCCGGTGATGACGCTGTAATGATCACAACGCGCGGAGAAAATGTAAAATATGTCCCAAGCAAGTCGGCCCAGCCATACGATGAATTTATAAGAGACGTTGTTCACGATGAGGGCGGAATAACTAAAGCAGCATCTTTGGATGACATCTATAATAATCTTGGCAAGAAAGTTGAAGCTGGTTATCCCGCTGCAAGTGAGGCCGCCAAACGAATTGCAAAGGAAATGGGGTGGGATGTAACGAGTGGAGTAAGATATTTTGACATTTCAAAGGGCGATGTATCAAAGCATGTCCGTGTTAGCGATCACGGTCAGCTAACGAGATCAAACCCGAATGCCAGAACCCCGGATATTAATTTAGCGCCGGGCGCGCATGATTATAACGATTACATTGACATTCTGAAAAAATACGGCCTTGCGGGCGCATCGGCCTCACCGCTTGCAGCGTTGATGGCCAGCCAAAGCCAAGGTGAGTTGCAGCAGTGACGTGCAGGTGAGGCCATTGAAAAGATGAGCGAGAATAAATCATTCGTTAAGCGACTATTGACGGAAACGTGGCCTGCAAAGATGGCCAAAGACGCGCTTAGTGCTTTGATGCTTCCCGGCGATGTCTATCAAGGCAAAGTATCAATGTATGGCGATGATGGCCGCACAAACCCGGAAGTTATCAATCGGTCCGCTGATCTTGCGGGGATGGTTACGCTTGGTGCTGGTGCGGCTCCGGCTGAAGCAAACTCATTGAGGGCGGGCATCAAAGCCTATCATGGCTCGCCGCATGATTTTGACCGCTTTGACTTGAGCAAGATCGGCACGGGCGAAGGCGCGCAGGCTTACGGACACGGGCTATATTTTGCGGACAATGAAGCGGTAGCGCGGTCATACCGCGATGCCATATCTGGGCGCATCCCGGCTGGAAGTGTAAAAGCTTACCCAGATCAAGCGCATGTTGCGGCTGCTAAATCGTTTATCGACTCTGGTTATGACAAAGATGCTGCTGTCCGAGGAATTATGCAGGCATATGGCATTCAAGAGGATGCCGCAAAACTTGCGGTGCATTCGGCGAACCCCGGCCGCATGTACGAAGTCAACATCAACGCCGACCCTGCTCGCTTCCTTGATTGGGATAAGCCGGTTAGTATCAATAGTCCGTTGCGGGAACGAGTTGCTGATCTTGGAATGAGTGGCTCATCCGCGCTAAACGCATCTGATCGCAATATAGCTAAAGAAGCCTTTCTCGCCGCCCGCAATGAGAATATGACCGGCAGCGGGCTATATCACTCGATGACAAAGGCTTTGGAAGCAAACAGGGATTCGCTAAAGCCGCTTTATGGCGAAGAGTCATTGTTTTTAAAGCCAACCGAACTCGCGCGCCGTGAATTTTTAGCGCGAGGAATCCCCGGCATAAAATACCTAGACCAAGGTTCTCGCGGTGCAGGCGAGGGAAGCCGGAACTATGTCGTGTTTGATGACAAGCTAATCGACATTCTGAAAAAATACGGCCTTGCGGGCGCGTCGGCTTCGCCGCTTGCTGCATTGATGGCAAGTCAAGGCCAAGGTGAGTTGCAGCAATGACCCGCACCTATTCCCGTGTTCCGCAAGATAATTCACGGCCAGAAGCCGATACGCAGTTTCTCGACTCAATCGA